TTTGTGCGTAAGTCGGTGGTATGTTTACATTTAAGTATGCCATAATTTATCCTCATTTTATTGTACCCCAATTTGGTCCAGATTCATAGTCTACTTTGTTGGGTACTTCTAATTCAACAGCAGACTCCATAATATCTTTTATCTTTGCAGCTTCCAAAGGGTTGACAACCGATATATCAAGTTCATCGTGCACTTGTATATGCGGTGTGATGCCTTCCTTGTGTAATTCTACCATTGCTTTCTTTGTCATGTCAGCAGCTGATCCTTGTATCAATCTATTTAAAGCTTTGTATGTGTATGCTCTCTTAATTCCTGGTCCGTGTTCCGCGAGCGCTGCTTCGTGTGATAATGCTTTGTGTATACCAAACTGATTAGGCTCCCATAAATCAAACCTACATCTTCGACCTAGTAAAGTTCTAACTCTACCCCTGTCCTGTGCTCTACGCATGACACTTTCCATTAACATTTTCACAAAAGGAACCTTGTCATGGTATGTTCTAAATAGATCTTCAGCGTTCTCTTTCGATACACCCAGCTCTGCCTGTAATTTATTTTTACCCATACCATAAAACAGACCAAGATTTATAGTCTTCGCTTGTGATCTAGGTATGTTAGCCATCTCAGCTACAATCTGGTGAAAGTCTGCTTCACCTTCGTTGTATGCATCTAATACTTCTTCTACACCATATAACCCATCGAGAGCTGCGTAGTGTGTAACAAGTCTTGGCTCTTGTTGTGAATAGTCAAAGCAACCCCACGTCATACCTTCTTCAGGTATAAATAAACTTCTGATCCGTGGTCCGAGTTCTTTGTTACGTGCTGGTATCTGCTGTAAGTTTGGATTATTGTAACTAAATCTACCAGTTACAGTCCCACCTTGATCTGATCTTATCTGATTGATCTCAGCATGTATTCTACCGTTGTGTGAGTGTTTTAATATTGTGTCTATAAATGTTGTGTGTGATTTGTTTATCTCTCTTGCATGTGCAATCGCTTTTACAACAGGATCAGTTTGATTCTGTAAAAAGTTTTTAGTAAAACTTGGTGCACCTGTCTTGGCTGTACGTTCAAATGGTAAGTTTCTTTTCTTAAATACTTCAGCAATACTTCTCGCTGCCCAGATCTGTACATCAATACCAGTTTCTTTGTATACTTGTTGTAGACATTGTTTTTCTTCTGCAACTAATTCTTGTTTTAGTTTGTGAGCTGCATCCATATCAACACGTACACCCAGGAATCTCATGTCAACAAGACACGGAAATAGTTCTGTCTCAAGATTAAATATATCTTCTATATCTTGACTCATAATCTCTTTCTTCATCTCTTGCCAAAGTTTGTACGTTAACACCGCGTCTTGCTCTGCATACTCACCAACATACATTGC